AAGAACCTCCTCAAAAAATATCTCCGCTGTTTGTGGTCGCGCTATGTACTCGAGGAAAAACTCATTGACAGGTCCTTCGTCCATGTGGTACTTGGTGAGTCCGTGAAGAGACCCGTTTGAGCCTCTGCCGACGACGACACCTGAAATGTCGTATGAGTCGCATCCGAATGCACCCATGTGTTCGTTACCGGGATACTTATGTCCATTCCTTATTATTACTCTGTTTTGCAAATGCTTTGGCGGAATCCAAGAAACTAAAAACCTTCCGCGCTTGTCGGGATTCCAAACAACCTCGCTATCAATTATACCATCCTTCCAACTGAACGAGCCTCTTGTCAGTACCTGCTGTTCTATAAACGAGTCGTTGTAATCTATCTGCTGATATATCTTGGTAAGGTTAAAAATTGCAGCTTTACTCTCATCTCTAAATGCGTGAGACTCTGTCCTCGGAAACTGCCTGTAAAATTCATTTAGCGCGTCGGGGTCATTCTTCAAAGACTCTACTTCAGCTTCCCAATAGTCAACCGCCCCTTGATGGATATATGCATCATCAATGCCCCTGACGGGCTTAATGGTGCTTAAACGCATCACGGGCGCACCATATCTGTCGATAAATCCTTCCATGTTCCACTCCATAGGAATGAACAAAGCATACATCCCGCTTCTCGTTTGACCGTTCTTATTTCTTGTATCAAGACGAGAATCTTCATACAGCTTCTTGAAGTTGGAGCCTCCTTTGTCAAGAGCATTTGACGTAGACCCCATCATGCACTTACCGATAACCTTAGACCCCAATCGCAAACAGGTCTTTGTTACCCTCCAATTGTTCAGTATATTGTTTGGCTTAAGCCACTTGCCGCTTTCATCATGCGCCAACAGCATAAGCTTTTCTCCATCATAGCTGTTGTCTTCAGTATTCTTCCAATCAATCGTGGTGTCCAATCCTTCAAGCTCTTCTTGGCTGAAGTCAGACATATTCTTCTTGGTAATCTTCGCGGCAGGAACTCGGTAAGCCAACTCAGTTTTTGGCTTGTTCATGCCATCCTGAATAGGCTTAAAAAAGAATGGAAGCTTAGAGCTAATAGGGACAACCTTGTCGGTAAACATCTTCTTGGCATCAGCACCTGTCTTCGACAGGATACCAACCCGTGCATTTTTTGCAAGAGTTGCCATGTTTACACACTCTGAAGATGACATAAAAGAAAATCCCGAACGTCTAATCTTCAGGTAGGCCATCCCAAAACAACGGGGGTCTGCTTTACACGCCTCCCAAAAAATAAAAAATATCCTGTTCGCCTCTCGGTAATCAGGATACCCTACATCAATTGAAGACCACTGAAGGTACATATAGTGAGAGCCCGTGATGTATGTTGGCTTGCCATTGTTCAAGAACCAAAAACCATTCTCTCGGTTGTCAAACTCTCCCTCAATGTAATCGACCCACTTAGACTTAAATGCGTCAGCCATCTCATTCCACTGAAAGATAGATTGAATCTTATCTAACGGCTTGGGTATGTCATGCCTCTCCCAATACTGCTCTTCTTTCTTTTTGTTTCTTGCCCAAACTTTTTTGGGAGCCAAAGGCAGGGCTATCTTAAGACCTGATATGTTTATAATCTCTCCTATCTGACCTGTCTTGGATATGACGACCATGTCATGCTTTGGGTCGTAACCATACTTCCAAGAGGAGCCTCTGTTCTTGTTTGAGATAACTATGTTAGAAACATAATTGTCTTCAACAGAATACAAATCACTTAGACCTTCTCTCTGCGAATCCTTGTTTAGAGATTTCTTTTTTATCTGAGCTTTCATTCAAGCTTTCTTTTTCAGACTCTATTCTACTCATAATTTCAAACGCATCAAAAATCGCAAGCTTCTTTGTTGCTGCTGCGTTTTTTAACCTGTCAGCAGCCAACTCATCCTCGGGGTCTCCTGTAATGATTTCTTCCTTAGCGACCTTTATCAGTTGCTCTACTGCTTCCTGACCCGCTTGGATTATTCTTTCCCTGACTTGCTTTGAGTCCATTCTTTTTCAATTTAATTCTTTCGATGGCTGCTTTATAAACAGCGTCATCGTCCCACCAATTGCCGCCATACTTCACGACAGCTTCAATGAAATTTGACTATCAAAAACTCTGTACATAACCTCATCATCAACAGTAAACTCATACTCGCTCTCAGGAGTAAAGCCCACAATGTCGCCATCATCAACACCCAATCTCCTAAGTCTTTCATTACTCATTGCCATCTTGCCAACTAAAGGTTCGTATGTCACATTCTTCTTTACGACAGATTCCTTTACAGGAACAGGCAACACAAAACAATACTTGTCTACAGCAGACCAAACACCATCTGACTTGTAAGCATAAAACTGTAAGTCGTCAATAAGAAACAAATCCTCCCTAAGAAAAGACTTGCCGCTTTTTCTCCTGCCGTACATATCATTGTAAAACTTAAAGGCATTGTGATGCACAATAAGTTGGTCGCCTTTTCTTACAGGCCCTGAGTACCGAAGAGGGAGTTCTATGACCTCAGCCAATCTGTTTGAAAACTTGTGGTCTTCTTCAGATGTGCTTACCACAAAGTCAATGCCTCCTATGTTTTTTGTGTTGCTATATCTCTTCCCCTCTACGGGTCTAACTATAAAGTTATTTGGAGATTGCATCATATAGCGTTCAAATCGTTTTCCTTAGAAACTATAACCCTCGGAAATTCCTTCCAACAAAAGATTTCATCAGGCTTCTTGTTGTAATAAATATTGACCTGATACTCATCTTGCTTTGGGTCAAAAGAAATAGAGTGTATGCGTGCAGTGTTATTGATAACAGACTGCCCTACAATAAACGCCATCCCGTTCTTGTAGTCAGACCCAACAACTATCTTACGCAATACCCCTTTCATTCCTTAGTAGTAATCTCTCCTGTCTGAACATTGATGACGGAATCTTCTCCGTACTTGTCAATCAACTTCTGTTCTGTGGTTGCTGTAGCAACTCTAAGCTCCTCAACTTTTCTGAGAGTGTCTTGACGATGAAGCTCAATATCACCCAACCTCATTTTTAGTTGAGTCAATGCTCCCTGTAAACCTTGGAGTTCTTTAAGCTCTTCTGAAGTAACCGTCTTGGTCTTTGCCATTACATTTGATTTTTCACAAATGTAACTATTTTTCAGAGTGTCAGTCTATCTGATACTGATACAGCAATCCCCATTGATTGCTCACTCTTGAAAGGCTAAGAGAATTTTTGTTTAGGCGATATCCTACGGACACCATTACGCCATCTTGTAAAGCACCAACGCCCAACAACAGACCATTGTTGTCAGGTGGAGCAATCACGGCAGTCTTTCTGTTGTTCTTGAATAACACATTCCTCTGCTGTATGCGATTCATGTGTACGACCTCATTGACTACAATCAAAGCACTGCTGTCGTTCTTGACTGTGTCTGCGTAGTTTATGCGAGAGAAGTAGTCCTTGATAATTGCAGACGTATCAATGTCTGCGCGGATGGTATCCCAAATGTATACGGGAGGAATGGTGTCCCACTTTGTCTTGTAGACGATTGAGTCGATGTAGTGAGGAACGGGGACATGAACCTCAATCTCATGAATAATGGTGTCGCTAGGGAGGTGGTCGATAATGTCCTTCTCCATCGCGGGCATGACGAGCTTAAACTCTAGCCAAGCAAATACTCCAAAGGCAAGAGCTGCAACTACCACCCACTGTGCAACCTCCTTCAGTATCCTGTTCACGAAGTTGCCTTATTGATAAACTTTTCATAAACCGCTTCTACCATTTTGAGTCCGCCAAAGCCAACGATAAACGCTGTGCCGTACTGCGACGAACCTGTGAGATTAAACCAATCTATCAGAACCGGAGCGAGATAGTTGGCTGACATTGTTCCTGTAACGATACTGAGTAGCTGCTCTTTAAGAGACCTCTTGTTTTTTACCGTAATAAGTGAACCAAAAAAACCACCAATCATAAGCCCGACATTTATTCCAAACTCTCCTAAATCAAACTTCATCAGTATGTCCAAATTACATTAGATACTTTGTCATTATCGACATCCAAATGTACGAATGTATTGGCGATTCCTATGCGTGTAATGCCCATATTCAGGGCGTGCTGTACAATCTTACAACGCTTGGAACTCTCAGTGCAGTGAATATCAACGGCTAAGCCTTTTGTATGACTGCTTCCCGATTTTCCCCCAACCTTAGCATTATGCAGCTTTGACCTGTAGCCTGAGTTTATTTTAAATGGAAACCCGCACGCTTCACGGAGCATATCAAGCTTCTCAAGAAACTCAGTGTCCATATTCTGACCGCTACCCGGCATATCGGGGCTGTCAAATTCCTCTATCTTAAAGTGCTTCATGGCTCGGCAGGAGTCCAATCCTCACCAAGCTGCTCAACAAGCTGAAGGCTGCTCTCCTCGTCAGGCTCAACTCCTGAGC